CCTTGTACAATTGCTTGTTGATTTTGTACTGCTCCTAATTGGGATTGTAATCCTTCTATAATTGAATTCAATGAATCAATTTGCTTAATCAATGCCTGTATTTGTGCTTTAAAACCGGTATTTTGGGATTGTAATGATGCTCTAAGAATACTTTCTTCTACTGATTTTTGTAATGAGTTTTGTATTTGTAAAGCAAAATCATCAATGGTTTGTACTAATGTATTTAGTTGATTAACTAATGCATCGTTTGTTTGTTCAATTGCCAATCTATTATTTATTTCAGATTGTACTTGTGATTCTAAATCTGATATAGTTGAGTTTAAATTAGATACTTCTACATTTAAATCAGCCACTTGTTTTCTTAAATCTTCATTTTGAAGTACTTCTTCATCATATAATGGTTTAGGAACTAAATTTAAATTTTTAGTAGGAATATCTGGTCTAAGTTCTCTAACATTTACATCAATAGCTTTTAATAATTCAATTTCATCATATTTTGGCTTAACTAATTCTTTAAATACTAAAGATGATGCAATATTATTTTCATTAACTACCGTAACACCATATTGATTTTTGGCAATAGCTTGAGAGCCAGAGATAGATAATATTGATTCTAAATCTGATTTTCTTTTTTCTTCTAATTTTTGTGCAATTGCCTCTAATGCTGTCATTTTATTCTATTTCAAAAATTAATTTATCATCTATAATAGTAGATATACCACTTTCGATAATTTTAATTTTTAATTCATAAGTTCTATTAATCGGTAATGAGTTTAAACTCATATTAAAATAATTTGATGTAGAATCACAACTTATTTGTGTATATTGACCAAATGGATATATTACCTCTCCTGTTTTATAATCTTCTAATTGATAATATGATGAACCGGATGGTAAATATTTATTTTGGTCATATGCAAATGAACCTGTTCCAAATGTTTTCAATGGATACATATCTCTACCCTTAACTCTTACCTTAATGGTTTCGTTTGCCGGATATGTTGATTTCAAATTAGTTAAAACTACTTTATATCCTTCTTGTGCTGAACCCGTTACTGATGTTAAACTTCCTGTTACGAATAAACTATCATTCGAAACTACTTCTAATTTAGGCTCATATATTGTATTTGTTTCTTTAGAAAAGAATTTTAATACACCATAATCCAATTCGTTATTTTCTGCAGTTAAACTATGATGCAATATAAATCCATTATTTGATATAGAACCACTTAACCATAAATTAACTATACCCGTCACATTCATTCTAATATCAGCATCTTCATAACTATAAGATTGAGATGCCATAGATGCAGTGTACCAAGTACCACCACCACCATTTGAAATTGAACCGGTATCAGAACCACTTGCATATGAATTTGGTGTTACAACATAATCCATCCATTTATCAATTCCATTTTTATAGTACCAACTAACTCCATTTGATGTTATATTATCAAATTTAGTGCCAGTTCCCATATTCCAACTTTGAGAAACTGCATTAGCATGAATTGTGTATTCTAATGGAATTTCTTCCGCTTGGGATGATTTTAAGTTTAAATAAATAATAGAACCACTTGGGATTCCCATATTAGCTACATCGAATTTAATTAAAGTTCTTGCTATATCTTTCGAAGAACCATAATAAAGTTTACCTACTTCTAATATCTCATCTCTACCTGCGTTTTGTTCAGGTTGTTGAAGATATATACTTGCGTCAAATGACGATGTGAATAATTTATGCATATTATAGAGCTCTTCCTTTTATGTCTTTATTAGGATATTTTACTTCGAAGATACAAGGGTCTAAAGAAGGGTAGACAATCTTTCCTTTAGTTGCTTCATCTATATTGTATCTATTTGGTGAATAATTACCATCACCACCACATAGGTTTGAAATCTTTACAGATGGTACACTCATTACTCCATCTACATTTGCTAATATTAATTCTATTTCTGAAATGTTAATTGGTTTATTGAATGTCCAATTATCTATATTGAAATAATCTTGTATTTGTGATAAACAATTGGTAACTACTTCTCTTTTATTGTAATTGGAATAACATATAACTTCAAAATCTAATCCTATATTTACAATAAATCCATCTATAAGATTAACTGCATCAGTCATCATTCGGTATTCTCCTAAATAGGTTTTAAGATTTTGCTTAATAGCCTGATTTAATTGTGTTAATTTCTTATTAACATCATACCCTAATACATACATATTAATTGCAAATGGATTATTAACTTCAGCTATTGCTGTTTTCTTTTGTGTTAGGTATTTTACTAATTCGGTTTGTATTTCTAACTTAGTTTTACCCTGTAATTCTTCTACTATACCCACAAATTCTGCAATATTATTTGGAGATGCTAAAATAGATGCAGGAGAATTATTATCAATTTCACCATCTGCACTAACATATACTTTTGCAACACTACCATATCTTTCAGACATTGATAATGCTCTTACCATATAATCTTGTTTAGTTACTGCTCTATTTTGAGAACCAAACATTGCTAATGCGTTTTGTCTAATTTCTTCTATTGATTCTGCGCCCCTTCCTCCAACTGCTGCTTCTAAATTTTCAACTGCAATTGTTCCCTTTATTGTGTTATAAAGATTACGTGCTTCATCGGTACTAAATGATAACAAATCTTCTTCAAATTCAATTTTACGAATTGAAACTAAATCACCTTGATTTATATTGGATGCGACTCCGCCACCAACTAAATATTTTACAGTTAAACTGGTATTAGTTGGAACTATACCAAATGTGTTTGTTTTTAAAAAATTAGATGGGTCAATTCCTTGATTTAATCTGTTTATAGAGTTTGCTAACCCCAATCCTACATTTTTAGGATTTGGTAATATTTGCTCATCCGGCATTGAAACATCGCCACTACCAAATTGTAATGAAATAGTATTATCTGAATTAACTTTTGTAGAAAATCTATATGGTACTTTTTGTACTTCTAAAATATATGGAACTGAAACTGAATTATTTAAATCTCCACCATTTACTTCAGTATTGGGTTGTTCTACAAATACACTTTCTTGTCCTAAATATGGAACTTCATACCACTTTGTACCATTAATAGATGTTACATTTGTTATTTGTATAATATTTGTATCATCTAAATTTGTAACAGGATATTCCTCATATGCACCAAATGAAATAGTAGTTTCCACTTCTCTTCCAGAAATTGCTTTTGCTTTTTTACTAATTAAATATTGTAATGGTACACCATTCGCATCCCTCTCATATACATCAATTTCTCTATCCGTTTCATTTGCAAAATCAACTCCGTCTGTTGTTATAAATGTTATAGAACTATTCGTTGATGATTCTATTTCCATACCATCTTTTATTTTAAGATAATATGTTGAATCTGGCTCATAGTTGGGTGCTCCTTTTGCGGGAACTAATTGATATAATGTTACAGTTGTAATAGCAGGAGATGTAACTTTTGGTTTATATCCCATAGATTGTGCCAATGCTAAAACGTTCTTACGTTCGGTAGCATGTGCTAACATTGATTCTTTTAATTGAGTATCTTGATAGAACGCAAGTACATCTCCCAAAGCTGCGGCCTGTTCAATAAATACCATACCAGGAGATGCTTCATTAAAATCCGAATATACATTTGGAAAATACGTTTTGGTATAGTCAATAAGATTTTTTTTGAAAGAATCGAAATCCTTCCCTAAATAATTTAAAGTTCTTTTATTTCCAAAAGTTTTTTTAATAGGATTTATTGCCATTATTAATTATTTACAGTTATTTGTACTGATTCTGAAAGATTTGGATTTGAAACTAATGAAAATTTAATATCCAAAGCTATTCTATTATTATCTATATCATTTTCATCGTAATCAAATACGATAGTATCTATATTTAAATATGATAACCAAATAGATACTGCTTCAATGATTGAATTTTCTATATATGTTTCTATTACATTCCCATCTAATGGTTCAAATAATGCTTTCCATACATCACATCCATAATTGGGTTGCATTAATCTTTCTCCCTTTTTAGTTAGTATTAAATTGATTAAATTATCTTTAGCTTGAGATAAAGTAGTATAATTTACCGCAAAGACACCATTTGAATCGGAACTTCTATTTATTCCAATTCCTAATACCTTATAATTATTATCAACTAAATCGGTTACATTTACTTTACCAAGCTCTATTGCCATTATTTAAATCTCTTTACTAATTCTGAATAATCTCTTGTTAATGCCTTTATGGTAGCATCTTGTAGTCCATCGCCCGTTGATTCAAAGTTTGGAGTATTAGATGGTATATCCATATCTCTATAATCCAACGTTTCCCACTCACTCTCATCAACCCTTAATTCGGGCTTAATCATATCTAATACACTTCCAACCGATTGTGCGCCTTCCTTACGTTGCTCTGATGTAAATGGTTGTGTCATATTAAGAATCTCATTTATCATTGGGTCTTTTGTAAATTCCTTTTTGATTTGAGGTCTTTGTTGTTGTACAATTGGTTGTTGTTTTTTAACATTCGGAGTTGTACTTTCCGAAACCTCTCTTAATGTAGGAGATGTAGTTTTTCTTTGGGAGTTTAATGTAACCGCACCAGATTTAATTAACTTAGCTAATTCTTCTTTAACTTGTTGTTTTACTTCGTTTTTAACAACCTCCTTAATTAAACCTACTAATAATTTTGAATCCATAGTAATTTGTGTATGTTTATAATAAATATTGAAAGAATAAATTTAATACAATTGTATTATCCAATGATTTTATACCCAGTCCAATTTAGTATAGCCGGAGCGGGTGGAGCGGGTGGTGGATATTGTGCCATAACCGACATTATACCACTAACACCCATTAAATGCGTTTTAGCCACATTAATAAATGGATTAATCATTATATTAGTCTGAAATGAAAACTTTATAGTTGGTGGTATAAAAAATATATTTGGAATATTGGGTATTTTATCTTTAATCAAATCATAAGCCATTGCCAGTAATTCTTCTTTGGTTGGGATAGCATCTTCTATCATTTTCTTCAATTCTTCCTTTGTTGGTATTTTTGGAATACTAATACCAGGTAGTGATATATCTGGCACCAAGCCATTAATAGTATCCTTTATATATTTTTTAATTTGAGCAGGAGTTGGTTTTGGTGATGGAATACTATTTGATAATGCTACCGCCGTTTGTATAGCTGATTGAATTGGTGCAAGTATTGCTTCTTCAATGGCAGCCATTAATTGTTTTTTTATTTCTTCAACGGCTACATCTAATAATTTATTTTTAGCTTTTTCTATAATTTCTTTTTTCTTTGGAAATTCTGGAAATGGGAATTTAATTGCTTTCTTTAATTGAGAACCAATAGATGGCTTTTTCTTCTTAGCTGTTTTTAATTTTTGAAATATATCTTTAGCTGCTTTTACGATGGGATGGTTTGATATTTTAATATCCAATGGTTCGTTTTTTAATATCTTTTGAAGTGTTTCGTAAACATTTAATTCACCAAATGGTGGTATATTAATTGTTGCCGATTTCAATGCATCCTCTAATGCTTTAAGAGCTTCTACTTCAGCTTTATTTTTAGCAGCAGATGCGATTAACATTATTGGATTAGGTCCAATATTCATAATTGCGCCGGGTGCAGGTGGCGTTGAAGGCCACCCTCCTGGTTTTAATAGTGGATTTGGAATTGGAGCCATTTCTGCTCCCATCCAATATGCATCAAATGCAGATGGATATATTTCTTGTAATATGTTAAAATTTTCACCATCCGAATCTTGTCCTTTTTTAAGTGCCCGTTTAATAACATCAGCCATTCCACTAACGTTACCATTCATAACAGGAACTCCATATATCATATCACCACCTCGTTTTATACATCTATCATATTCAGTTGCGTAGAAATCGGCAAATGAATCCATATCCTTTGAAAATTGGAAGGATACCATAGATTTTAAAACGTTTATTCTGAATAGTGTCCAAGACATTATGATTTACTTAAATAGTTTTTAGCGGATAACATTGTATTTAGTTTTCCTTTTATAGCTTTAAAAGCCGCTACATTTGTGGGACCGGGTGAAGTTGGTCCAACGGGAGTTGCATATATTTGCTTTGTTATTTCATCTATAAGTTCTCCCATTAATTTAACTAACTCACCACCCAATACCATCTTTTGTACATCTGCACCAGCTGCACCTTCTCCTTTATTTTTTCCTAAATATATTTTACCATTTTCTGAATTTAAAAAGATTTGGTTTGAGCCGGCGGAATGTATTGTTACACTCTTATTGGTATGTAAATAAATATCCTTTTCAGCATCTACCGAATATTGTCCATCGGTTATTACACCAGTATTTCCCTTACCAAATATTATAAATTCCTTAGCTTTTGCAGATAGTATTATTCTATCTGAATTTACAAATAGTTGGTCTCCACTTAAATCTTTAGAATTTGGATAATCTTTAAATCCTTTTTTTTCTTTTTTAACTTCTTCTTTAAATGGAACTTTAACTTTATTTGAAGTTATATAAATTGATGTGCCATCTTTATTAATATCTTCTTCTATTAACTCACCAATTTTTTTAGAATCTAATTCTGGGTTTTGTTTATTACGAATGAATATGCCAGGAGATGAAGTTTTACCATCTTCTGTTAAATGAAATTCACTAAAACGAATAGTATTACCAACTCTACCACTTATGATAGTATCGCCTTGCTTTGGTTTTAAGAATTTAATTTTTTCATTTACTTTATAATCAGATTTACTATTGTCTGTATTGGTTGTATTTGTTGCTCCTCCTGAATCTTTAGTTTCTCTAAGATTCTTACCACCTTCAGTAGAAGATTGTGGTTTAGTATTATCCGTAGGTTTTAATTGTGTATATGTAACGTAATCTCTTCTATAATTCGAATATGGTGTTACTGAATATGGTAACCAAAATACATTAGATTTATCTATTTCTAATACCACCACAGTTTCTCCTTTAATTGGCATTGTGAAATTATTCTTATCAAATGGATAAGCATAATATTCGGTAGTCATATCTGGATATATAAAAGTTATAGCTCCATACATTCTAGCATCTTTATCCGAAAAATCTTTATTTTTATTATAAACAGATACAAAATCAGCATCTTCGCCGGTTTCGTTTTTATTAAATTCAACATCTACCGGAAATACTTTATCTACTGTTGCTAAATATGATTTTATTTCGCTCATTAAATTTTAGATTTAATTTCATCCAATTCTATTTGAATATCAACCAATTTTTCTTCGTTCTTTTTATCAATTTCATTGACTGTATCTTCTAAATCATTCAATAATTGACTCTTTTCACTTTCACTCAACCAACCATCTTCACCGATGCCTTTAGCTTCGGCTGATGCTAATCTTTGTGCAATTGTTGCAAGTTTAATTAGGTGGTCATCGTTTTTAACGGATGTATCAATTAAATCTCTTATAATTGGAGCAAGTACAGTTGCTTCTCCTACATTTTTAATCAACTTACGAAGAGATTCAATCATCTCTGAAATATTCTTCTTCTTACTTTGTTGATTATCGTATATATCTTTGAATAGTGATGATAAATTTTTACCATCAAATAATTTAAATTCTGCGCTCATATTGTTCGTTTATGTACTAATAATTATTTACTTATTAAATAATTACCCAATACTAAATAATCCATATCACAATTAAGGAATGTCCAAATTGCTTTTTGTGGGTCATTTGTCATAGTATGTCCTCTTAGGTTAAAAGAAGTATTTAATAATATAGGAGTACCACTTATCTTTTCAAATTCCTTTAATAAATTATAATATAGTGGGTTTGATTCTTGTCTTACAGTTTGAATTCTAGCCGAACCATCTACATGTGTTACTGATGGTATTGATTTATAATCGGTAACTTTAACCACTTGATTCATATAAGGAACTTCTGATTCAGATGTAAAGTATTTTTCATAATCTTCAATTGTTACTGATGGAGCAAATGGTCTAAACATCTCTCTCTTTTTAACAACCTTATTAATTCTATCCCTAACATCCGATAGATGTGGATTAGCTAATATAGAACGATTTCCCAATGCTCTTGCACCAAATTCAGTTCTACCTTGAAACCAACCAACTATATTACCATCATTAATTAATTTTGCAACTTCGCTACATAACATACTACTTGATTCGTAATACATTTCATTTAATCTATTATCTTTATTTCTATTTTTTAGAATAATATCAGTTATTTCTTTATTATTCCATTCAGGTCCTAAATATGGTGATTGATTATCACCTCCTATTACTTTTGGATTATCTAATATATTATGCCAATGATATAAACAAGCTCCAATCGCAGAACCTGCATCTGATGGAGCAAATGGTATCCATAAATCGTTAACTGCTGTATGTTTTTGTATTTTACCATTAGCAGTTCCATTATAAGCAGAACCGCCACCTAATACTAAATTAGCCGTATCAGCTTGTTGCATACAATTATTTACAAAGAAGTAAAAACAACTCTCATACCATTTTTGTAAAGCTGCTGCCAAATCCATATGATGTTGTTCTATATTTGATTCGGGTTCTCTTGGTTCTGTACCAATTAGTTTTACCAAATCATATGTGTACATATCAGTATTAGAGTATTGCCAGGTAAAATATTTTTGATTTATTTGAATAACACCTTCTCTATCAAATCTAAACATCTTATCAAACACATGCTTATATTTTGATGCATCACCATATGGTGCTAACCCCATAACTTTATATTCACCATTATTTGGTTTGAATCCTAAATAAGCAGTTATAGTAGAATATACTAATCCCAATGAGTTGGGGAATAATAGTGAGTTTATTTCTTCGAATTGATTATCCTTACATTTTATTGCTAATGCAGTTTCCCATTCACCAACACCATCTATTGATATGCCAATTGCATCGTGAAATGGTGATGTGTAGTATGAAAATGCTAAGTGAGAATAATGGTGCTTTACATATTCAATGTTACCTACAAAATTTAGTTTATTAGCTAAGTATGTAGTTAAGTTTCCTTCTTTACTTTCAAAATCTTCTTTAAATGCTTTCCAATTCTTTCTGTTTTTCCACCAATGTTTACCTAAAGTATTCTTTACTCTATCATATTTTAATTGCGGGTCTTCGTACCAACATATAGTGTCAATATCTGATATTGTTTTTTTAGAATATTCTAAAACCCATTTGATTGCTTTAATTGGAAAAGAATTATCGTGTTTAATGCCGGATAATTTCTCTTCTTCAATTGCTGCTATAACTTTACCATCTTCAAATAAACATACCGCAGAATCGTGATAAAATGCAGAAATACCTAATGATACCATAATATTAAATTTTTATATCGCCATTCATATCAAACTCATTATAAAGTGCCATTTGCTTTTCTTTCATTTTATTAACAACTTTAGTTATATAATGAGTTGGAAAGCCAGTCATTTCTCTAATAAGTAGATACAATGATTTTTTGTTAAAACTTTCAATATAATTTGCTCTTCTAAATAATTCTAATACTGCATCTGCTATTTGAATATCTCTTTTCTTCTGAAAATAGTTTTCTAAATGCGTATCCCAATACAATAACATTCTATCATTAAAAGTTCTATATTCATCATTACGAACTTCTTCTGCCCAATTATTTTCAGTATCCCAATTAGTTGGTAAGGATGATATTACATCCGTATTCTTATATCTCTTATAGTTTGCATTGTTATTTAAAATAAGATAATTTCTTGCCACAATTGTAAAGTAGCTAAATGCTTTACCTTTTCCAGCTTTATACATATGAATCTTTTCAATCATAAATGCAACAACCTCACACATTACGTCTTGTGGGTCATCATCAAAATATGTAAATTTCCATTTGTTATAAACTATTTCCGCAAGTTTATCAAATGCTGGTTTAATTCTATCCCTATAAACTCTATCTTTAATTCTTTGGTCCTCTGTTGAGTTATATTCTACGATAGCATCTTCTGTATCTTTTGTAAAGTATTGTTTACTTTTGGCTTTTCTTGGCATTTTTAATTGAATTGTTTGAATCTTTCGATAGTTTCTTTTATTTGATAAAATATAGAACCTACTTCATCATCCTTCTCAAACATTTCACGAGAATCTATTTCTCGTAATGCTTCCAGCAATGCTTCGTTTCTTTTTGTTTCTTCTTCTAAAAAATCTTCATATTTTTCTAATTTGTTAAGAAGATTCCATATAGTGTATCCAGCTCCTGCTAAAAATACAACTAAAATTATTATTATTAATTCCATATTATACTATTTCATATCCTTGTAAAAAATAATTGTTTGCTTTTTTAACTTTAACCTCAATGAGTTCGCCATCGGGTGATTTCATTATAACTTTATCGTTTCTACCATAATCTTGCTTTTTAACAACAGTCGTTGAATAAACTCTATCTTTTATGGTAATACCATCTAAATGGTCAATTTCATGCTGAACAATGACTGTTTTCATAGTATCTTCAGATACTTTATCTCCAGCTCTATCTTCTTCTGGGTTTATCTCAAATCGAATTTCACCCAAATTATCGGTTTGTACTACAATATAGTTAGCTCTAATAGTTCTTACAGGCTTTTCCATTGTTGATGGGATAGATAAACATCCTTCATAAAATAAAAATCCATCTTTAGAACGTTCTGTTATGATGGGGTTTAATAAAAATAATTCCGTGTCATTAACTTTAATAACACAAGCTCGTTTGTTAACTCCAATTTGATTTGCGGATAAGCCAACACCACCCATACCCTTTAATGCGGCAAATAGAGTATCTCTTAATATATCTGCTTCAAATTGCGTTAATTCTGATTTTGGTACAGGCTTTTTTAGATATTTTATAAAATCTGGATTGGTTAATCCATTTGAGCTTTTGTCTACGATTAATTTCATATTTATTTTAATATTATTGTAATTAGTAAAGTTATCAACAATCCTATTAGTGAATAGAATGATGCATCTTCTGAAAATTTAGTTTGTTTCGGGGTTTTACCTTGGTTTTCCATAATTTATTTTTTTAAGCCATATTTAATCCATTTATACCATACTCTCTCGTGAATATAATACTGAATGGGTTTATAAATCAATTCTGCTACTCCAAATGCTGCTCCAACTTTAATTGAACCACTTATCAACCACATTAATAAGAATCCAATTACGGTACTTAAAATTCGATATGAAATGGTTTTAGCAATGTGTCTTTTACGCTCTACTATCATTATCCTTTGGTTTCATCATAGGTAATAGTTCCATCAGGCGTCATATGGCCGGTTCTAATAGCAGTTCCACTAATTGCTGCCACATCAGTTGGTGGTTCGTGATATATTACATCATACCCCACTCCTCTACCATAATTCACACTTTCAATATCGGGAATAATAGATAATAAAATTTTATCAAAATTATTTGTAAAGAAAGGTTCATGTGATAGTTCTTTTAAAATTTGTTGTGCAGTTTTAGGATTATTCTCATCTTGTGGAACATCTCTAATTGCAACCCAAACGTTTTTACCTTGAGTTAGTTGTTGGTTAATTAACCACTCGTGTCCTTTATGCCAGTTCTGCCATCTCCCTATGTATAGTGAGTATTTTTTCATTTGTTTGATATTTTAAAAAGGGTAATATTGCTAATTCTTTTGCTTTTGCTTCAACCATAATATCCACATCTTCACCATATGTGTTAGGTAACGTATTGATATAAAGGGAGTGTGCTTGTGGTTTTTCTTTTGAATTATTTTCGTGTAATGCTTTTGATTCCGAATAATGTACAACGGGTGTAATTCCTTTTGGCCAAGTTGATACTGCTAATTCTAATGCTGATTGTTCGGATAAATCGCCGGTACAAAATTGATGGTGATGATAATCAAAAACGATAGGAGTTTTGATTATTTTATGAATATACATAAGGTCTTTAACTGAATACATAGATGCTTTATCATCATTCTCTATTGTAAGTCGTTTTTGTACTGATTTAGAGAGTCTTTGGAAGTTTTTGATGAATCTATCCATTGCAGATTTTTTATCTCCGTAGACACCATTACAATGGATATTAATCTTATTGTAATGAGTTTTAGATAACCCCATCATATCGAATACTTTGCCATGCAATTCTAAATCCGCAATTGCAGCCGCTACTACACTTTCTTTTGGTGAAACTAATACAACAAATGGACCAGGATGTGATGTAATACGGATATCCCAATACTTTGCAAAATCACCTGCTTTCTTTAGCTCACTTTTAATCTCTTTATAATCTTTTAGTTGAGTTAAATCAATATTATCGCCCCACGGAATAAGAGCAGATGATAGACGAAAGAATTTAATTCCATTCATTCTATTCCACTCTAAAATTTTAATAATATCTTTTGCATTAAGTAATGCAAGTTCAGAAATATAATCTAAACCCTTCGATTCGAATGTTTTTTTAACCATAGTTCGGTTAGTAGTAACTTTCTTACCCATTGTCATATTAATACATGCATATCCTAAATTCATAATAATATTTTTAGATTTTATATCCAAATATACTAAAAAAATATTAGAATACCAAATAAATTAATAAGTTTTTATATTTTCAATATCGTTTTTCATTCTATTTAGTTCACGCACTGTGCCTTTTTTTGAATTTAACCAATATTGAACTGCTTTTGGGTTATTAATCCAAAGTTTTTTATTATTCCATGGATAATCGGGATGCATGAATTCTTCCCATATTAAATTAGGTAATTTTTCTTCAATTGGTGAATTTTTTCCACTATCCTCTATATTTTGTGAAATATTTTCCACTATATCTTCTTTTGTATCACCATATACCTCATACAAACCTAATTTTTGGTCATTTTCCATCATTTCAGTCAAAATCTTTTTTCGTTTTTGCTTAGGAGTTTCAATTAAACCATTAAAAGCGATAATAAGTGCTACTGCTAGTGGGTCAAATACAATTACAATCAAAAATATGAAGAATTTTACTACATTTTTCAATTCCATACCAAATGCTTCAGCAACAAAACGGAATCCTCCAACTTCTTTTTCTAAGTCTAAGTTTTTTATCTTAATTTCGTTGATTTTTTCGGTTTCACCGGCATTTTGGGTTTGTAAATCAGAAATTTTATTGTTAATTTTACCAATTTCTTTATCTCTGTTATCAATAGAACGAAGTAAGCGTGAATTTACTTTACCACCATCAATAATTTTACCCTGATTAGTATTAAATTCGGTAATTTGAGTAGAAAGTTGAGTAATTTGAATAGTATTTTGGTCAATTTTAGTTTGATGAACAGCTATTTCTCTATCTACTTGTTGTAATTGTAAAGATTGTGCCTGAAAAGCGTTTGAAAGGTATCCAAAAATACCTGCGGAAGTGATTATCATTAATACGGCAACCGATGTGACTAAATACCATTTATTAAATCCACCAATATCATCCCATTTTTGTTTAAGATATGTTGCTGCAACTAATTTGGCTAATTCTAAAGAGCCAGCCATTACCATAACGGATACAGATGCTCCTGCGAATAGAACGCCTAAACCTGTTACGGAAAAGTATGCTGCGCAACCTGCTATTATAATAGCAGATAATCCTACTAATATTTTTAGCCAATTCATAATTATCTATTTATTCTCGTCAATTCGGAGATACGTTCTACTATCTTCCTCGCATCTTCTAATGTAGTATGAGCTTCAGAAGGTGATAATGATTGTGCACCAGTAATTCCGTTTTGTAAAATCCTTAATTTTCCATCTAAAGATTCTAATAACGTTTGTATTTTTTCGTTGTATATCATACTAATAAGTATTTTAAATATATTTTTTAGTTTCTAAGAATGGGATTAATACATTTTTAGTCCATAATTC